CGGGCACGGTGCCGGGTGGTGCGGAGCCAACGCACCTCTCGATCGGCCTGCGCCTCCCGAAGCGCGGCACTAATTCCGTGACGCACCTCGAAAACGTCTCGGTCGGCAACTACTACACCGGGATCGTCGCCAGTGAGCTCATTGTCTCGGTCTCGACTTCGGTCGCCAAGTGCAAGGTCGGCATCCAGTGGGAGGACTCGACCCACGCCTCGCAAGGCCGATTCCTCATGATCCACTGCCCCGTCTTTATGAAATTCAACGCTCATGTGGCTGTTGATTTGCTGGTCCTCTTTGAAAACGACACCGACCGCGATATCTGGTCCAAGACCCTCCCCGGCAATTTCATCCAGGACCCGAACAATTACGCCTCGGGCTCTCTGCGCTACACCTTCATTGCCGCCGGGCTCTCCACGGTCCAGCCCCTCCCGATCACCTGGACGGGATGCGAGCGCCTCTCGATCTTCTCGCTCGACGGTCACACCTCGAAGTTTGCCACAGAGCTCGCGCTCTCTGCCGGCGCGCTTTCCCTCTCCTCTGACCTCGAAGTCAAAGGCTCGACCTCGCTCACCTTCGGCGTCAAAACGGAGGAGCTCTCAGCCGGCGCCCTGGACTCGGGCGGTGCGGGCCTCACCCAGATCGTCATCCCGAATCTTGTCGAGTCAACGCTCCTTACGGGTCTCGTCTCCTACTGGAAAATGGAGGAGTCATCGGGCGCGCGCGTGGATGAGCTCGGCCTCAATAACTTCACGCCCGCGGGCAACATCTTTGGCATGGCGGGCAAGATCAATAACGCCTCGCGCTCGGGTGGCGCAGTCGGCGATGTGCTCACCGCGGCCCATCACACTTCGCAACAGTTCGCCGGCTCCTTCTCCGTCGCCGGCTGGCTCTCGATTGCCGACAACGCGCCGACGGCCTTCAAGCCCACCCTGCTCGCCAAGTGGTCGCAGGCCGCGAGCGGCAATAACTCCTTCGCCGTTTACCACGATATCGAGTTCAACGTCTGGCACTTGATCACCTCGAAGAACGGCACGGACTTCTACGACGTCAATACGATGCTCGTCATGCCCCTCAATACCTGGGCCTTTGTCTGCGCCGTCTACGACGCGGCCGCAAGCCAGATGCGCATCAGCGTCAATGGCGGTACGCCCGCAGTGACCGCCTTCACCGGCCCGGTCTTTGCTTCGACCCTGGCGCTCGCAGCGCATAACTTCTCGGCCGCCTCCCTCGGTCCCAACGCTTTCATCGATGAGCTGGGTTTGTGGTCGCGGGCGCTCACCGCCCCCGAGATCGCCGAGCTCTACAATAGCGGCAACGGCAACTCTTATCCCTTCTGAGGACTATGCCAGGCGCACGCTACAAATCGGTGACCTACGGCTCGGCGCTTTATGGGGGCTCGGCCGCGAGTGAGCCTACGCCAGCGCCCGCCGCCGGCTTCTGCATCATCGCGCGCGTCTCGACCGCGTGTGGTGGTGCGAGTGCTTGCGGCGGGGTGGTTTATCCGGGCTCGAGTCTCCGGCTCTCGGCTTCGTTCTACTCGGGTGAGACGCTCGCCGATCCGCTCGAGGTCGTGCTCCTCACGCGCAGTCCTGCCGGTGCAGTTGAGCGCTATGAGTATGGGCTTGATCCGGTGGTCGTGAGGGATGCGGCGGGGAAATACCGCTTCGATTTCTCGCCCGACGTGGGCGGTGATTGGGCCGCGCGCTGGGAGGTACCCGGCGGCCTTGGCGCGACTGAGGTTGAGATTGAAGTGCTCGAGAGCGCCTTCGCCGCAGCGTAAAATTGCATAAGTTGCCTTATAAAAAAAGTGCCGCGCAAGAAAATCATCACTGAGCTCAAGATTCGGCGCTACGCCGACGAGTGCTACGGCATGGTCACCGTCATCGCCGAGAAGATCGGCGTCTCGCACCAGGCCGTCTCCAAATTCCTCGCCGCGCGGCCCGAACTTGCCCTCCTCCTCGAGGCCTCGCGCGATCGCGTCAAGGATAAAGTCGAGCGCGCCTTCATCGATAACGCCGTTAAGAAGGGGAACGTCACCGCCCAGATTTTTTTTTAAAGACTCAGTGCCGTGACCGCGGTTATGTTGAGCGCTCAACCCCAGATACCCCCGAATCCGAGCTCCCGCCTGAGCCCGCGCCTCCCGTTGCCCGCGCTGCACCCGGATCAGATTAGGGTCTTTCATTCCTCCGCAAAACGCGTCATCTGCCTCGCCGGCCGGCGTGCCGGCAAGACGACCTTCGCCGCCTATAAGGCGGTGCGTGTCTTCTGGGGCGGGGGCCGCGTGCTGCTCTGCTCGGCAACGCAGGATCAGAGTGATTCTTTCTGGGAGAAGTGCGTCTCCTGGCTCGGCTATGAGATCGCCTCAGAGCGTGTCCTCAAGAACGAGTCGCGCCGCATCCTTCAGCGCGTCAGCGGCGGCGGCCGGATCAAGGTCAAGACCGCTTCTAACCCCGACGCCCTGCGCGGCGACTTCGCCGACCTCATCGTGCTCGACGAGGCAGCGCTCCTGGACTCTGAAATCTTCCAGGTCATCGGGCCGATGCTCATCGACCGCGACGGCACCGTCCTGCTGCTCTCGACGCCCCGCCCGCGCGGCGGCTTCCGCGACCTCTACCAGAAGGCGATGGCCGATACCACCGGGCGCTGGGAGGCCTTCAAGTGGACGAGCTACGACAACCCCTACTTGTCGCGCTCGGCGCTCGATGACATGGCCCACGACCTCACCGACCAGGCCCGCAGGCAGGAGCTCGAGGCCGAGTTCCTCGAGTCGCAGTCGTCGGTCTTCCGCTCACTCGAAGCCACGCTCAGTGCGCCCCAAACCTCGCCCGCTGAGCACGCCGCCCACCGCCTCGTGGCTGGCATCGACTGGGCGCAAGTGAAAGATAAAACCGCCGTCAGTGTCTTTTGCGTCGACTGCCGGCGCGAGTGTGACCTCGACTACTTCAATCAACTCGACTGGCAGTTTCAGCGCGCCAAAGTCAAAGCTCTCGCCGAGCGCTGGGCGGTGCGCCTCCTCCTGGCCGAGAGTAACTCGATCGGGCAGCCGAACATTGAACAACTCGCTCTCGACGGCCTCCCCGTGCGCGCCTGGACCACGACCGCGCAATCGAAAGCCCGGCTCGTCCAGGGCCTCGCGCTCTCCTTCGAGAAGGGCGAGACCGTCTGGCTTCCCGACCGCCTGGGCCGGGCTGAACTCGAGTCGTTCGAGGTCACCTTCTCCTCGCAGACCGGCTTGCCGCGCTACGACCACCCGCCCTCGGGTTCGAGCGATACGATCATCGCACGGGGCCTCGCCTACCAGGCGGCCATCATTCTGGAGGTCAACTCATGAACTGGCTCGAGCGCGTCCGCCTCAAAGCCTCGGAGATTATCGCCCCGCCCCGGCCAATGCCGGCGCCCCGCGTCGTCTCCGGCTACGGTGTCGTCGAGACGCCCTTCGGCGCGCAAGGCTTCTGGGCGAACTGGCCCAATCAGGACCCCTTCGTCGTCGGCACGGATGAGTTTGACTACACGACCTCCTCGCTCGTTATGTCGGCCGTCAACTTCCTCGGCCGGCAGTTCGGTCAGCCCCCGCCCGAGCTTCAGCAACTGCACGGCGACGACTACGAGAACGTGCCCGAGTCGGACTTTCTTGACATCCTCGCCCGGCCTAACAAGTACTTCGCGGGAGAGAATCTCTTCTGGGCCTTCGCCTACGACTGGATCACGCAAGGCAATGTCTACTGGCTCAAGGCCCGGGATGCGCGCGGCGTGGTGCGCGAGCTTTGGCCGCTGCCGGCTGCTCGCGTCTCGCCTTACTCCGAGGGTGAGTTCATCACCGGCTACGAGTACCGTCCCTCGCAAGGCTCCGAGGTCCGCTACCCGCAAGCCGACGTCGTCCACTTTCGCTTTGGCTCAGACCCTCAAGACCCGAGAGTCGGCGTTGCGCCCGTGCGCGCTTGTCTTGATGAGCTGCTCGCCGACCGCGAGGCGGCGCGCTATAGCAAGTACATGCTCGGCAACCGGGGAGGTGTGCCCTTCGCCGTCTGCCCGCGTGGCGACGGAAGCCTGCCCTCGTCTCTCGACCAGGCCGCCCTCAAAGCCGACATCCTCGCGCAGTTTGCCGGCAACGGCGCCTTTCAACCCCTGGTCATTAACCGCCCCGTCGACTTCCACGATTTTCATTACAGCCCAGAGGAACTCAACGTCTCGGGCACCACGCAGAAGGCCGAGGCGCGCTTCTGTGCTGTCATTGGCATTTCGCCGATGGTGCTTGATCTTCCGGTGGGCCTCGAGCACTCGACTTATTCGAACAAGGAGTCAGCCCTACGCGCCGCCTGGACCGACCTCGTTGTCCCGACGATGAACTACATTGCGGGCGAGCTGCGCGAGCAACTCCTCGGCGAGTTCTACGTCGTCACCGAAGACCTCTGGGTGGCGTTTGACTACAGTGAGGTCAAGGCGCTGCTCGAGGACGAGAACGCGATGTATGCGCGCGCCACGATGGCCTATGAGAAGGGCTGGCTCAAGCGCTCGGACGTCCGAGCGCAGGCCGGCTTTACCTCCGAGCCCGAGGACGATATCTACAAGCCGCTCCCGGCCGAGGAGGCGCAAGACCCGCGCCATGCCCTCGCCCGCGATGATTACCAGGCGGGTCTTATCACGGTTAACGAGGCGCGGGCGATGGTCGACTACCCGGCACTGCCCGAAGGCAACGAGCTGCGCGTCCCGCAGGAGCTGCACCTCGCGGCAGACGACCCGCCCGACGTCGGCCCAGGCGGCAAAGCGCTCGCGATCAAGCGGCTTGATGTCTGGGACGACCGCGAGATCGCCGAGTATTTTCGCAAGCTCGCCCCCGAGAAGTACGACGGGCTCATCACCGCAGGGAGGACTCGAGATGGCCGAGAAGCCGACACCCAAACCACCGCGCGACCCACGGCCGCCGAAAGGACCGAAGTCTCCGTCACCTAAACCGCCCAAGTCGCCGCGCGGGTCATGAAGTATAAATGGGACACAAACCGGCAGGTCTATGTTGACGAGCAAAAGAGGGTCGTCACCTCCCGGGCCTTTCACGCCTTGCTCAACATTCTTGTCGGCAAAGTGTCCGACCACTTCGTTGAGATCGAGGATGACCGAATAGCAGGCCGCATCTCGAGCGCCGAAGCCCAGGCGCGCTTCCAGCGCGAGATCGGCCTCGCTAACCGCATGATGAGCGCTTTGGGATGGGGCGGCCTGGCGCAGACCCCGTCCTCTGCGCGCAATGCCACGGACTCCAAGGTCCGCCTCGATGTCATGTACTATTTGCGCTTTCAGGCCGAGCGTCCGCGCTTATCAGACGACCAGGCGCGGGCGCGGGCGTCACTCTACGCCGGGTCGATCTATACAACTTTTCAGTCGGCGGCGAGGCAAGCGCACGCCTCGGCCGGCTTCACTCATGCGCGGCGGGTGCTGGACTCAGCGGCCGAGCACTGCGAAGGGCATATGGGCGTACCCGGCTGCCCCGAGCTCGCCCGGCGCGGGTGGGTCGAGATCGATAAACTCGTACCCATAGGTGACGCTTCATGCCGCGCAAATTGCAGGTGCGAAGTTGAATACCAGCGCGGCGAGCAGGCCCTCACGCATGAGCCCTCGGCCGCTTTAGAGGGGGTGTGAAATGCCATTGACGCCGAAAGGACGCAAGGTCAAGAAAAGCATGGAGAAGACGTACGGAAAGAAAAAAGGTGACGAGGTGTTCTACAAGAGCGTCGCCGCGGGCAAGGTCAAGGGCGCCAAGAAGGGCGGCGCCAAGAAGGGCGGCAAGAAGAAGTGAGTGGGACGCTCTCGGGTCATATCTGTTGCCCGACGTGCGGCTACGCGCTTCCGCTCGACCCGCGCCGCACCGAGCGCCTCAAGACGCAGTGCCCGAGATGTTCGCGGCGGATCGAACATTTCTTCAAAA